TACCTTTAACTTCTATATTCAACGCCCATAACCATCCTATATCATACTGCGCATTGTGAAATATTTTTTCTATTGATTCATCTTCACAAATAGATTTTATATATTTTACAACTTTATCTTCATCCATGTTACCCCCACCATCATGTGCAATGGGATAGTAAGCTTTAAATGATGCAGTAGCCATAGCTATACCAATCACCTTACCTCTCTTAGTTGGCCATCCTGGACCATGTTTTATTAATTCTGGATCACAAGTTTCTAAGTCAATCGCTACGCGTCCCTCTATGCGAGGGAACTCCGTAGGTGCGACCCATTGTGATGTAACTGTCTTAAAAAGATCCTGAGTCACTAATTTCTCCTGCTATTGCTGCATAACCTGCCATATCAACAAAGTTATCCATGTTAATTTTTTCACCTTGTGTGTGTCTAGATATTTTTAACAATATCATCATGATAGCTACATCATCAGCTGTAATATTAGCCATTGGTCTTAATTTCTTATCAAGAAATATATTCCAAAACTCTGCTATCTCTGCATGATTGTTAAATGCATCACCATGTGATTTGTTTCTATCATTAGAAACAAGGTCACTAGCCTTTGCTAGTATTTCTTCTTTTGTCATGCTCCTCTTAACAGGAGCTATGCCAGTACTAAAATTCATATTATAAACCCTCCATCTCTCTGCGGTTCTATTATGTGTAGATTTTCTCTAGCACGTGTTGCTCCTACATAAAACACACGGCATTCATCATCTGAATCCTTTTCCATTGCTTCTTGTGACTTTCTTGATAAGTCTGTCAGCAACATTACATTATCTGCTTCTCCTCCTTTAGCACCATGTATAGTGCTTAAATTTATCTTTGGATCTTTTGATAATGTGCCTCTAATTTCTATAGCTCTCAAATATTCTTTGTCTCTATTACCCACCTTGTCAAATGCTACATCCCAAGGCCTACCTCCCATAAGTAACCCATGGTGCATTACAAGTTCTTCTAATTCATATTGTTCTTTATCAGCCATTTTAAGAGTCTTGTGACCTCTTTCTATACCTATCTGACTTGACATGTATGAGTATATGTCTTTTATATCTACAAGTGGTATAATTTGACCTTCATTTAATTTTTTCCAAGCTTCCACTGCATTTAAAAGTTTAGCCGATATAGGTAATTTATTATTTCTTTTGTACAACATACCTTGTAATCGTATGTCTCTTTCTATCTCGTCCAACATATAATTAGTTCTAGCCATAACAAGCCAACTACCAGGATCTCTTAAATTTACACTAAAAGGAAATGTATGGTATTGCACTTTGCCTTCTCTGCTTGTGCCCTTCCACTGTTTGTCTCTTCTAAATTTTACTCTATTAATAATATCATTAGATAAATTTTGAATAACAGAAGAACACCTAAAAGACTGTTTTAGTGTTTCTACTTCACCAGGTAACTCAATAAAATATTTAACATCAGCTCCAGCCCAGTTATATATAGCTTGATCATCGTCACCACTTATGTAAACTTTTCTCGCATTCTGTGTTATTTTAGCTATCATTCTCCACTGTAATTTACATAAATCTTGAGCTTCATCTACAAACACTACTTCTAGTTTTGGTATTGGACCAGAATCTAAATATAATTCAATCATGTCTGTAAAATCAAATATTTCTTTTTTCTTTTTAAATTCTTCTAATGATCTTTGTGCACGTAATAATGAATGCCAAGACATATCTTGTAAATTAGATTCATTATAATGATGCTCTAAATCCATACATTTCATACGTGCTAAATTTATTTCATTAATTAAAATATTATCTGTTGTTACTACACCACCAGATTCTGTACCATCAGCAACAGATCCTAAATCCATACCAAATGTCTGTGCAAACTCTTTATAATTATCACGTGACATAACCTCTGATTTTGTTAATCCTAATTGATTAAAAGCAAATGAATGCAAAGTTCTAAAGTATGGAAGATGTTGCTCCTCTAAATTAAACTTTTTCATTGCCCGGTCACGAGCCTCGGTTGCCGCTTTCTTGGTAAATGCCACAAAAGCTATGCGGTCAGGTGGAGTGCCCTTGGCTAATTCTTCTTCTACTAAGTTTAATAAGTTATGTGTCTTGCCTGTGCCAGGTGGTCCAAGTATTATTTTAGTTTTAGAATGGTGCACCATCAACCTCCTTTATATCAAACGCAGAATCTTGTTGTTGATATGCAGGCACACCCCACACTCTTACTGTTCTACCTTTTAAGTTATATTTCTCACTCTTACCTTTTAGATGTCTTAACGCTTGTACAAGTTGACCTGTGTTAAAGTATGTAAACTTATTGCGTGTAAGATAATCCTGTAGATCTTTTAACCTAAACCATGTGATACCATCTTCGGTCCATGGTTTACGTAATAATAATTCATCACGATTTAGAGCCTGGGCACGATCAGTACAAAACTCCTGGAGGTGAGCTTCAAACTGACCGGCCAATGACCCATCATCAGAAACAGGAATAGTATTAAGATTAATCATTAATCTTTCTATTATTTCCTGCCATACTGACTGTTTTACTAAAGGAGGCATGTGATTCAAACTGTTCATACATTTTTTTTGAAACTTAGTTTGTATCTGTAACTCCTCTGTTTGTAATTCCATACGCGCATCACCAACATCTAAAAACCAAACTGGTGGATCTGTTTCTAATTTAGTAAGCGCACTGAACTCTAACGATGATCCATTACCACCTATGCCATGTTTTCTTCCTCTGCATATTTTTGCATTGCAGTAAGAATTAATAGGTGGTTCTTTACATCTATAACTATATTCTTTTTTCTCTAATTGTTTTTGAACTGTGACAACCTCTGATGCCGATAAGGGCGGTGTCATATAATCTTGATTGTATTTTTCTAATAATGTTTTCCAATTGTCCGGATCAAACTTACGTAGATATACACCTATATTAAACAATCCATTGTTGCGTGTGCCTTCTGGAAATCCTTGTGTACATAATTGTTGTAAACAAGGTGGACCATCCTTTATGACTTCATTAGATACTTGGATTGCAACTTTGTCTATTTCTTCTACAACATATTTATCGTATAAGGAGTAGAACTCTGGCAAGGTTGCTGCTGTTCCATCATCTTTATAGGCATATCTCGTTGTACTTTTGGAATTATAATATGGAAGATTTAGGAAATTACCTAGATCTCCTTTTTCTATTAGTATGGTTGATTGCTTGGGGAATACTTCTACAGCGGAATATCCGAGACCAGATGCAACCTCTCGTAATTTCTCTCGTACTAATCTGGCGGATACTGGGTTTTTAAGAAATAAAAATATATGCATGCCACCACTCTTAGACCTACAAGGGACTAAGGGTAATTGTAAATTTCTAATACTATTTATAATTTTTTTGTAATCAATTGGATATGTGTCAATATCAATACAACCCCAACGAACTGTATTATCTGCCATAATAGGAATGATTCCTAACGAGGGACCATTACCATCAAGGTGTTCTGACCATAACTCATCTTTAACTTCTTGCTTGACGATATAAGATTTGCCCTCTTGCTTACCGTCAGCACGTTTCCCTTGGGATTGGTGCTGACCATAAGCCACGTCTAAGCCTTCAAATATAGATTTGAATCTCTCCACTAAACCTCCAGTTTAAAGTAGAAGACTTACCTAAAACGGTACGTCTTCGTTGCTTTCTGTATTGTTAGATTGTGGAGCCTCTTTTACAGGCTCGCCCTCTACAGTAGGTTTAGCTTCGACATCTCCTCTTGATGCTGCGGTTGAAAATGATTTTGCTTCATTATAAATGCCAGCGTCCTCAACTTGACCTGCTTTCTCAACTTGATACCCAAACCAACTACCACGATCATTAGACTCACTAACAGTAGTAAGTTTATAAATCATAGCGTATGTTGGTGGAGTAAAACTTCCCGATGGACCATTAACTTTTTGAGTTAACATCAAACTGTTCCAACGTCTGCTCTTTTTTAATTGAGTAGATGTCATGCTAATAACAGCTTGAGACCACACGCCACCTTTGTCTTGTACTAAGACATAGTGATATGCAGTTGTAGCGATATAATTACCATTAGGTAATGTATCTTTAAACGTCATTTGATCACGTTTAGTTTTACTTAAAATACCACTATCAGCGTGATGTGATTCTACGAACCCTCCACCTTGCTCACGTGGTTTCCATTCTACGTATCGTAGTTGATAAAGAACAGGGATCACGTTTAGTGAATCACTGACTTCTTGTGAAACAGTATTATAAAACTGTCCCACTTTAGCCCCTTCAACATATTCCGCTTTTGACGGATTAAGTTGTGGACTATTAGATTGTAGTATGTTGATGTAAGGGATTGCAATATCTCTTGACATGTCAAGATTACCGAAACCACTCGCATCTTTTGAGTCACTAGCAAGAACTGCTAGATCTAATTTTGCCGCTTTAGTAGCGACTGCCTGTGCTTTTGCCATTGGCCGTTCTCCTATTAGTCTTTTATCGTTGTTTTTTGTCCTACGAAAGCGCCTAACAAATCCATAGGTAATTCCTTACCTGCTTCATGTTGCTCTCGTATGAATGCGCGAAGGGTGGAAGGTTCGACCCATTCACGTTGCATTGATTGATAACCTCGATCATTCAAAGTATCTATCAATGACTTAGCTTTCTCATCTTCATTCCTTCCAAAGCTACAACTGACCTGGTTCTTTATTAAATCACCAAATCCATTGTCTCTTAGCCAACTAAAAGCTGCTTCTTTCTTAGTATCTTTGATTGAAGCACCATAGTAGTTGGAAACTTTTAAGTGTCTACCATCAGCTAGTTTTAATTCCGACAAACCTACTTCTGCAAATAGGTTAGGCAAAACATTCTCTGCTAAATGTTTCTTATAATCTTTTTTTGTTTTAAGTTGCTCTTCTAATTTAGCAATCTCTTCGTCAGTGTCTGCTACATCATTTGCAACAGCACCTATCTTACCCATGTTGTCCTGGGCCGTGGACCCCGAATCTTGCTGCATTTGGGTAAGTAAGTCTTTTGGATCTAAACTTGTCATATTAACCTCTCAAATCTATTTCTATGTCGTAGTATCGTTTCTCATCACGATCCCACTTTAACACTTTAAATTTACCTCTATTCATTTCGCTAACAATTGCGCCAGCTAATGCAATAATAGCAGGATCACCAATCAAAAGCAAATAGTCATCATCACTAAATGTGGATAACTCTTTTTTTAACTTATGAGTTAATGGTCCAGAAGATAAAACTATCTGTTTATTATCTGGTAGTAATACTTTTAAATCGCCAAACTTTTCAGCTGATCTAATGTTTCTACCCATTTCTTGTAGTACGTAAACTGTCATAATTTTATTTCTTGATTATCATATAGATCATGTTATATATAAAGTCAACATTAGAATTAAGAATGTACAAATTTAAAACTGAACCATATCAGCATCAAAAAGATGCGTTAAAAAAATGCTGGAATAAAGAGGCTTTTGCCATTTTTGCAGAAATGGGTACGGGCAAAACTAAAATAGCATTAGACAATGCATGCATATTATATAACAAAGGTAAAATAGATAGAGTGTTAATTATTGCACCAAAAGGTACATACATGAATTGGGTAGATCAAGAAATACCAGTTCACGTGCCAGACTACATAGAAAAAAATGTAGTGGCATGGAAACAATCAACAAGTTCAGAATACAGACAACAATTAAAAAACATAAAAGACATAAATGATTTTAGATTTAAAATTATGGTCATGAATGTAGAATCTTTGTCAACAAAAAAAGGTGTAGAATTTGCTAGAATATTTTTAATAGGTAAATCTATGATGATAGTAGACGAAAGTACTACAATAAAAAATCCACAAGCAAAAAGAACTAAAAATATTTTATCATTAGCCAAAGAAGCCAAATACCGAAGAATATTAACAGGATCTCCAGTAACCCAGTCACCAATGGATTTATGGGCACAGATGGATTTCCTAGATCCTGAGATACTTGGTCAACAAAGTTTTTACGCATTTAGAACTCGCTATGCAGTTGTTATAACAGCAAATGCTGCAGGTGGCACGCATAAATATCAAAAGATAGTTAAATTTAAAAACTTAGCACAGTTAGGACAACTAGTATCACCACATTCTTACCGTATTTTAAAGAAAGATTGTCTTGATTTACCAGAAAAAACATTTGTTAAACGTGAAGTAGAATTAACTGATGAACAAATGACAGCATACCAGGAGATGAAAACTAATGCCATGACTATACTAAAAGGTGAGTCACTAACAGCTGTCAATGTACTAACACAGTTAATGCGTTTACATCAAATAACATGTGGACATATGAAAACAGATAGTGGTGAAACGTTAAATCTTAAAAACAATCGTGTAGATGAATTGATGCAAGTATTATCAGAGACTACAGGTAAAGCAATTATATGGGCAAACTATATTCATGATATATTAAATATAGAAGCAGCTATAAAAAAAGAATATGGACCTACGTCATATTGTACATACTATGGTGCAACTAAAGCAGAAGATAGACAACGTTGTATATACGATTTTCAAAATAAAAAAAATGATTGTCGTTTTTTTATAGGTAACACACAAACAGGTGGTTATGGTATTACACTGACAGCTGCTAGCACAGTGATATATTATTCTAATAATTATGATTTAGAAAAAAGAATACAATCAGAAGATCGTGCACACCGTATAGGACAAGTTAATCCTGTATTATATATTGATATGGTAGCGAAGAAAACTGTAGATGAAAAAATAATAAAAGCGCTTAAAAATAAAGTAAATATTGCTAAAGAAATTAGTGGAGAGGAATTGTCCGAATGGATTTAGATTATGCTTTCATTGTAAGCATCCAGTTTTTTCATAAATGCGTTAGTCGCACGTACAAATTTTTCACCAGTCAATTCGAATCTTTGGAACGTTAAATCACGAGAACACATAAGAACTACACCCTGGTCTATTTCTGTATCAAATATAGAGTTGTGGGCCGCGGCGTACGCTGCAAGTTGCATTAAATAATCCTGCACCCATTCACGTTTCTTTGGTCTATTTGTTTGTTTAAAATCCATAATAGCTGGTCTGCCTTTGTACACACCAATCATATCTGCAGTTCCTGCATACTTACCAGGATTATATAAATG